GCTAAATCTTGATTTCATACAACATGATAACCTTAAGTCTTATGAATTATCGTAAGAATATGACCTCATATACTTAATATGATATTAATGCCACGAACTAATATTATCATTAGGAGGAAAAATGACAGATACTGATGTAAAGTATACAGCTATAGCCTATACTGATGGATCGGCAAACCCTAATCCTGGGTTATACGGCGGCGGATGTCACGGGTATTTATTTAGTAAAGATGATTATAAAAAAAACAGTGACGCTCCTAATGGATTTGTAGTAACTAATGAGGGGTATAAAGAGAAAAGGGAACTTAATGATAATATTAGGGTAGTTAAACCTAGCTATTATTATAATTCAATATACCCATATGGAACTAATGGTACCAATAACCAAGCGGAGTTAAGAGCTATAACTGATACTATTATGTTGTTAACATCTGAATATCCAGTTAATAAAATAATAATATATTCAGATTCGGCTTATGCTATAGGTATGCATATGGTTATAAGTAAGGACCTTGTAGAAAGGAAATGGTTAGACCCAAAACGACCTAATATGAATATAGCTGCAGAACATGCTGATGTCTTACTAACAGTCAAAGATGTAGATATAGATATTAGGAAAATTCTAGCTCACGGTACTGCTATTGGTAATAATACAGCTGATAGATTAGCTTACGCCGCTAGAGAAGCTTCTCGTAGTAGGTCAGCTGTAACTAAATATAAATTCTACACTGGTCGATACTGGAAAGATAAGATTACCCCACATCCTATGCTTAATTTTAAACAAATATATTTTAATTCCGGTATAGCACCTGATACATCTGAAAATATTTATGTAATTATGGATTATCCTAAAGATGTGGAAGTTGGTAATAAATCTAATGAACCTTTATTTGGTATATCTATATTTAAGAATAAAGTTGATTATATAAATAATATTATGGATTTATACTTACGTAAAACTCAAGTTATACAAACTCTTATGGCCGTTGATTTAAGAGTAGTTCACAGTCAACCCCATCTCAAAATGACTGAGGTACTAGGCGAAAATGCTTATAATATAGTTAATCGTAATAGATTGTGGTTACTAGATGAAGATACTGTTGTTACTCCTATTACCCCAGTTGGGTTAGCTAGAGCAGCTATGTCTAAAACTCTTAATATGTATACAAGATATCGCGAACATCTAGCTACCGAAGGTATGGATAATAAAGTAATGTTATCTGTAGATGTAACAAACCAACTTTATGATATTAACCCTAAAGGTAAATTAGTATTTAAATATCTAGCTAATATACCAGGACCTAAAGTATCGATCAATTTAGATAATAGAGATATCGATATTACTTTAGTATATGGTAAAGATATTTTAACCAGAAACCAACTTAAACAATTAGAGAAATATACCCCTAAGATATATCTAGCTATAACAAGACTAAGTGATAAGTCATTTGAGTATTATACTATCATTGAGACATCTGAAGCCAGCGGTATCTATGGTAATTACTATATTAATAAAGTTTATCTGTAAACTAATCGACTACTGCTACCTCTATAGAGGTAGCAGTAGTTAATATATAATGAATTAAATATTAAGGGAGAAATATAGTGCAAGATGGAATTAATTATGCTAATATGATTAAAACTAAAGTGAATGATCTAGTTATGGATTCTAAAGCTAGAGCCGATATGTTAAGTTCGTTAAAACTAATAGCTGTAGGTAGAGGCATTGCGGGTGTAACTTATTCTATTAATTGGGATATAGAAGATTCCACTCTATTACTATATGTATATAAGATATTTGATCCTAATTATAATAAACCAAATGAAGTATACGGTATACAGATTAAAGATGGTGGTTTACCGTTTATGTTAGACTCCACATATGATGCCATTAGTAATAACCATTCAAGTAGAACAATTATAGCTAACTGCGATAACGGAATTGGTCCTTGGTCAGAAGTAACTATTATTAACAATGGTGTTTCGATATTATTAGAATTTAGTAGTTCATTAATGGAGACAGTGCGATGTCCCATGATGTTATATAACAATAATAGAGTAATCTACGATATTAATATGGATAAAGAATATGTAGCTAGCGCAGCTAGAGATTATGTTAGAGTGTTAGAATCTGTTATTGCTGAGTATTTAATAATTACACCTTAAAGTTAAATTAATTAGATATAACCATATATGATTAATAAGGTACAATAGCTAGCATTCATTGTACAATGTGCGAAGGAACCACGGTTCCTATATAAAGGAGAATAAATTGAGAAGAATTAGAGTGTTAGGGAGTACAGAAAAAACACACGGGGTTAGGATGTGGAGATTATCAGATGGTGCACCCGTACCAGTAGAACCACCACACATTACTTTACGTGACATCGACGACACACTGAGTGTCATCGACCTTGTAGATGTAACAAGTAATGGTAATGTAGTTGGGTCCGTTATAGGTCTGAGTACAACACATCCATTAGTAGAGGTTACTTCTATGGTTCCGGCTATGGATGACCCTGAATCGTTTCTTCGTATATCAGAAGAAACATTCGATGGACTTATATCCAAACTACCGATGTAATTAAATAAGTAGAATAAGTATAGAGCCGGATTAATCCGACTCTATACTTATTTTTTTTATGCATTGTCTAAACCACTAGATCTAATATGCGCGCCCAAGAAATAATTCTTAAGTGTCTTAGTAGCTTCCACACCAGTCCCATATTCTTCTAAGGTCTTCTTATCCACCCTACCTTGTTTATACAGTATATTCATCATAGCGTTTCTAGATCCTAAGTCACCGCCTCTAAATTTAAGTAACTCCTCTACAGTGTCCTCTAAACCCATACCTATCAACATTTGAGTTTCAGGCATGGTTATCTTAGAGGATCTTGAAGCATTAGCCACCTGACCAGTAAGAGCATCTGTAGATTTAATATCTTTAGGAACACTTATTCCTTTAATAAGCAATTGCGCTGTTCTTCTAACAGGTAATTTATATACAAAATATTTATTAGGTGTTAAATAAGATTCTTTAGTATCTGAATCTACCATTCTTAATCTTTGAAAGAATTCATAACCTAATGACTTAGCGACTTTTTCATTATTTTTAACAGTTATTTTAACACTACCGTCATGAGGAACCACTACACATAGTGTAATAGTTTTATTTTTTAACCCTAACATAAATTTATCAAATTCTTTATCAGACATACTTTTAAAGAGATCTTCATATAGTTTCTTATTCTGCCCGCCTTTAGCTATGGCGTCTATATATTTAAGTATATCTGTTTGGGCTGCTTTTCTTTTAGGTGTCATAATCTAAACCTAAAGCGGCAGCTCTGCTACAATACGACCAATATTGGCTAATTTTTGTTTACCTAAATATTTAATATCGGTGCTAAATAAGCTATTATATCCTACAACATTAATATCAACAATATCCCCTAGCGCCTGAAATAAAGCAGATGGTAAACCAAAATCAATATATAACGACGGATACATGCATGTAGATGAAAAGTTATAAGTAGGTGTGATCATATGCTCATAATACATACCCTTACTTTGTTTATTAACATATGATGCGATATTAGCCATAACGGAATTAACTGGTAGCACACCCAATGCTAATGCCGGAACAGTTGTTTTATCGTCACCAGAAAATGTTAGACCGTACGCGCCTACTTCAATAGCTAATGATCCTATATAGTCAATATTATTATATACTTCTAAACTAGGAATAACAAACATATCAGAATATTTAGTATCATAATAGATAGAATATTCCATATCACTATTAGGAGCATTATTTCTAGATACCAAAATAAACCTATTAGCAATAATTGGATCAGTTAGTGTTTGTGTGGTTGGCGCTGTAATTTCAATATTAGGGTTTGACATGATTATTCTAGGCGTTAAATAAGCATCGTTAACCACCATAAGTTTAGTGTATGATTCTATAACTATATTAATATCAGCAGAGGCTGGGTTAACCCCAGAATTAGTTAATATAGCTGATCTTCTGTTCCTTAGCATAGCAAACTCCTATAATGGTATATTATTTTTCTTTAAGAATGGTATAATTACCAATTTTAAAACATTCATCCAAGTTGTATCAGTTCCATCCGGAACTAAACAATAGATAGCGTCATTTACACTAACATCATTCTTAGACCTATATATAAGTAGTTTACTAATTAAGACCCTATTTACCAACCCGCGCTGCATAGCGTTGTCCATATCGTGAATATTATTAAATTCTTTATTAGATATGAAACTATCGGCTTGTTCTTTAGAATATAATTCTTTAAGGTTAATATAAACGGTGTCTATAATTTCACCGTGTATAACACTTACAGATGTAGATTCTGATTCTTCTTTATCCGGTCTAACGCTAACTTTTAAATCTTTAATAGGTTTATTACTAATGTTATTTTTAGCTACATTGCGCATCTTCTTGACCGCTTTCTCTCTTTTCTTCTTCTTCGCTAATTTCATCATCCACTCCAAATAGTGCTTCTTTTATAGTTAATTTAGTGTTAACAACCACAGGTTCGCCAGGAATGTAATCCAGTACCTCTGGGTCGTCTTTAAACCCGGTCTCTGTCTCTATATCCATGTTATTGCTCCATCCAATAAGGTTTATAAATACCCTTACGCATCTTAAGTAAATCTATAATAGATAAAAAAGGTTTTATTTTATTAGAGTATTGATCAACTGTCATCCAGCTTCTGGTGTCCAGTAACACATCCCAGTCATAACCTAATTCTTTAATATCATTATATAGTTCTTCTGGGGTGCATAATAACCCAGCGCCAGCCAAATGTCTATGATATGTATGCAACTGTAATAAATTAGATGTAAATTGTATTGCCTTAGCTAATTTAGGATCCGCTTTGATTTTACTTCTAACAGTAGTTCTGCTTAATTTAACATCTGGTCTAAGAACTAATTCATAACTTAAATTAGATCCAGTAATTCCGTATTTACCATTAGTTTTAATATAATGAAATTGTGTTAGATCTAATAACACTCCGTCGTATTGGCTAATTAGTACTTCTAAAGTCCAACCGGAACTACCATTCTTACCTCTAAGTTGGGTAAGTTTAACAATATTTAATTCATTAGGATCGTTATCTTCCTTACTAATAGGATATTCTGGTAGCTTAGTAGTTTGGTTTATTAATTTAGTAGCAGTGTGAGCAAAGAAAGCCCCGCCGTTGATAAGATAATTAAATTTATTAGTAACTCCTTTAATAACATCTCCTGATTTCAAATATTGGAGTTGTTTAGATGGTTGTTGGTACTTAGCTGGCCCGGTCGCCATATCTATTTTCTTACCGATATGAGCTGTTACTAAAAATACAGTATTAGTACTACCTGATAACCTCGGTAATTGAGATAAAAATTTATGTTTAAACATACCTTGTTTCATAGCGAATGTGTTGGTGGACGAATCTTCTAAATCATTGCTTAGCATATCTATGCTAGCCTCACCTTCAAATTCCGATAAAGAATCAATCTCTACAAAAGTTGGTAAATAAGTAACTAATGATTTTTTAGTATAAGGGTCGCGTAAAGCTGTATACGTAGCCATAGACTTTTTATCACTACCTTTGTTTTTAATATATTCATTAATTCCGGTTATCCATTTATTAGCGCTTATTAAAGATTTATCGGTAACTGACCATGTACCTGATTCTGTAATAGGTTTATCTGGAATATATTCGAACCCAGAACTTAAATTTTCTAATCTATCTAATGTGATATTAACTTCAGTATCATATGTAGTCATAGCGGTGTCTGCTGTTGCTAGTATTTTATCAGCTGCTGCTAACATAAGATAGTGGAGTAACGTACTTTTATAGTTATTACCAGCCCCTAAAACAGATGCTATCCCTGTAATCCCACCATTTATAATAGTCTCACCTTTAGCACCAATAACTAAATTACCTGTAGGAATATCAAAGTATGATCCTACATTATGAAAAATAACAGGTTTCGTTTTATTATCAAAATTAAATTTTAACACATATTACTCCTTATACACACTCTACTTAAACATAATTTACTAAAATATTAAATTACTAATAACACAGATCGCTAGATCCATGTTATTAATTATTAATATTATTAATTAGTTCATCATATTAGATATGTATATATGTAGTATATCTTACTAGCTATCCAGCACCACTACTCTACATATATAGTCGATCAAAACCCATCCACCCCAACCCCTCCTTCCCATAAGAAGGAGTGATCATATAATGTAGTATGTATACTATTAATTAATTATAATCATATATGCTTAATATACTAGATAGGTATAATATTTTATGTGGTCAAGGCATTAATTGGTCAATACCTAAGATAACAATGTTCCAGAAAAGTATAGTAGAGTATATTATGAGGAGAAGGGCGTGGGTCCTTCTTTTTTTGTTCCGTGTATAGCTTCTATAATAGATTAACTAGATTTAATTGACTTATATATTACGTCTGAATAAACGGAGTTTACTATGGAGCAATTAAGAGAACCTTTAGATGTATCTATAACTGATTATGTAGATCTCATCAAGGCTACTACTACTAATGAAAGTTTCGAGATCGTCACAGCTATACCCGCATTCTTTATAGACAGGTTAGCTAAAGTAGTAAGTTTTTTCGATAAAGAACATGAAACTATTAAAACTTATCCTATTAAAAAGATGAATGTTTATGCTAGAGAATTAGATACTCTTAGACAAAAACTAATTAAAAACCAAGACACTATAGACTTCGGTAAGGTTAGACAAAGATTGGTTCCGGTTACTGTTGGGTTGGATGTAGATGTATTTGAGTTAACTAAGTTACTTAGTGAGTCTAATCAAGCTATACGAGATAATATGGCTAAAGTATTGGTGGAGACTAATAAGGTTATAGTTAAACTAGTTAATGACGAGGGTTATAGATTATCTAGTAGACCAGTTAGTGTTAATACTGCACATAAAGATCTTAATGATTTATTAGAAGGTAATTTAAGTAAGGTTATTACCCCCACTCAAACTTCTGATACTATGAAGGTGTCAGTGTTAGCACCAACCATACCACACCTTATCAATGCTACTAATACAGCATTAGATTATTCCGTAGATAATACTATCTCGACATATGAATCTATTAGTTCTGAAATCGAAACTATTAAGAATTATACGGAAGCTCTATATGACACTTTTAAACATGACGGTAAAGCTATTAAACGAGCTAGAATTATGGAAGTAGCTAGATATATTGAAACCTCCGCTAACTTCATAACACAGACCTTTAACACTATCTATATGAGTAATCAGAGTGTTATTATATTAAGTAATATTATTAAAGTAGTTTTAAAGTAGATAATGTGTTAACTAGTAGGCCTAGGCCTACTAGTTAACACTATTCTTTTATAACCATACATACTTCAAATGATATTAGTCTATATATTATTACTAATATTATAATATTAATCAAGTAGGGTTAATGTGTCGAATTTTATAAAGCTGTACTTGAATATATAGCCTCATTACAGCTAGGGGATATCTTAAAATACTTATATTTCATAGGTGTTAGATTTATGTTAAAGGGAGGTTAGATATTATATTAGTTAGACATATTTATTATGTAGCGAACAACTTAGCTATCATGAGGTTATAAGCACTATGGTCGAAACTGATCATAATATTAATAATATTAATAATATTGCCATCAGGCTACCGGGTAGCAATATATAGTTTAAAATTTAGTGAAGTTAAATAATAAGGAGAACATATGAATAAAATGATTATCCATTATTGTGGTGGCGCCGGTATTAATGTTTCTAAAGTTATTAATAAAGAACTATCTGAATTAGGAGATGGGTTTTGTACGGTCGATCACCATTATTTAGATACCAGCACTAACAATATTAATGGGTTGGATTCTAAATATTTATGGAAAATAGATTCTAATAATTTTGATAATACTGGTATTAGCGGGAGTGGTGGGGAAAGAAGAGAAAACTCCTCTGCTATTATCGCAAGCATAAGTGAATATTTAGATAATTTTCACTATACTAAAGAAGTAATAGGTGAGTTTCATGTAGTTGTGTTTTCTGGTAGCGGGGGGACCGGAAGTGTTATATCACCTGTGTTAATTAGTAACTTAAGAACTAGAAATATTCCTGTTCTAGGTATTATGATAGGCGATAGCAGCAATGGGCTGAATTGCAAAAACACACTTAATACAATCGCCACATTAGATCATATGGCTAAAGTTAGTCTTAAGAAACCCATAATTGTGTTATATTATAATAACCACGATACAGTTGGTAAAGATGTTATTTCTAAGGAAAGCACGGTTAACCGTAACATCTATGACTCTTTAGCTATTATGTCTATGTTCATATCCGGGGCTAATGAAGATATTGATACTAAAGATATGGTGAATTTCTTATCGCCTGATCAATATACAACTATCTCCATTAAACCTAGTTTGTACACTATCTGTATTTATACAGAAGGTGTTGTTAATAATAATACAGATTGTATTAATATCTTAGGCCGTACACTTAGTAAACCTAAGGATACTCCTAATCTAAATCTGACTTTACTACAACATAAGTATGGTACTGTTACTAGCGAAAATGCTGTTAAAATAATAGGTAAAATAACTCCTATTCACATTATATTAACTGGTAATGAATTAGTACAAGAACATATTAAACTTAAAAATACTGTAGAAGAGTATGAATCTATTATGAATAGCATAACAACCAGCACCTTAGATGGGGTATATGAAGCCACTGATGACGGTCTGATTTTGTAATATGGAATAACCCTGTACTCTGCACTTAAGTGCAGAGTACAGGGAGTATTAAGGAGAAAACATGCATTATACCACTAACGTATATATCGTATGCATAAGTAATATAATACATGCCGAGTATATACAAGATGTAATAAACTCATATAGTAAATATTCCACCGAGGGCAATACTTCTTTAGAGAATATTGAGATATTAGAATATGTTATAGAAGAACTAACTAAATTCATATTATTAAAAAATGGATTAGCTAAGATTAATAATCAGCATATGTTAGGATGTAGGAAAATATTACTTAATGATTTAAGTATGATTTATTCTAGTATTGGATTATATAAATTACCCATTACTAATATAACTATATCTACCACTATTATTAATAATTCTTTACATTTAGTGGTTACTAGGTCATGTTAGCGCCATTGCTAGTAGTGAATATTAATAATATAATAACAACTACATATCATATACCCATTAGTGGTGTTTTAGATAAGGTGCATAAATTAACTAACGGTAAATTATCCATAACACAAGTTAAATCTATTATAGATCCGATTATAATACACTGGTTAGAGTGTGTTATGTCAACTAGGTTAATAACAGTAAGCGATTCATGTGTTATATCAGATATCACTGGGTCGATACAAAATGATGTATGTAACATATTAGACACCCACATACATAATGTGCGTAATGTTATACATATGCGTAGAGTCCACTATAAATCATATATTGTAAATGATTCACTATATATACTAATAAGAAGTTGTAAGGAGATCGGGTGATGTTAAATGTCTATAGAGGTAACCCTATTAAGGAGTATAAACTTAATATAGATTCAGGTATGATTATGATAGAAAATATATTTAATGCTTATCTAGGTACCCCTAAATGTGGAGATGGGTATATATACCTAAGAGGTAGAAGACTGCCTATTAAAGTGTCTAATAAAAAAGATATGGATAAATATATTGCTATGGGTATAGGCGCGCTAACCCCATGGCACCCATGCAGAGCTATACCTATACTAGAAGATATGCTAGAATATTATCAATATCATCTTACAAAATATGCCGATATGTTTATATCTAACCCGCTATGTGATTCAGGAAGAATGTACAATATAACACCTAATTGCGACGAGGCCACTATAGTTCAGGCGTATTTACCGGACATAACTGTAGAGGATCATTATGATATATTAAACATATTGTTAGATATATATAAGAGCAATATAGCGCCTATATTTGAAATGGGTCCAAATAATGTATACACACTGGTTACTAAAGGATGTGGGTATTCATTAGTACAGTATGAAGATATACGAATTATACGGTTTAACGAGATATTAACTATTAAGGAGAAATATAATGATGTTTGTAGAGAATAGCGTACGTACTACACATAAAGAAGTAGCGGTACTTATGGTATGTATTAATGAAATCGGCGGTATTATCGAAACTATTAATAATTTACTAGAAACACCTGATTCCGAAAAAGAGATGATCGCTAATGGTATAGGAACAATAGTTTGTAATAGTTTTATTAGGAGTATCCCTGACGAACTTAACATAGTGGGTTTAGAGACAGTAGTCTTTGATAAATATAGATTATTTACTAATTGCGATATAAAAGTTAAAGATAATATTAATAAGTTACTAACTATGCTAGTAGATCATATCATGAATAAGGTATACAGCATAGTTAATAACGATAATTATGTATGTGTTACATCGGTAATAGCCGGGGTTACCGATAGTAATAATGACGATCGGGTGTTTGTTATAACTAACGTAGATCTAATTAAACATAAATTTATAGAAATACGGTACTACAACAAGGAGGATTCTTATGACATCAGTGCTAATCTCCGCTAAATATATATTAGATCTAATCAATAGTTCTCAAGTGGATCGTAAACTTATGTTTAATACATGTGTTGAGTGCTATACACACCCACTCGCTAATGATAGTGCGTATGTTAGTGAGGTTATTAGATTAATATATAATAATTTAGCCTACACCACCACTAGTGTAGCTACGGCGTGTTCTGAAATAAATAATTTTGTTAAAGAAGAGAAATTGGTTTCAGATATTTTACATAACTATAGAGTTATAACATCAGCTATTATAAATTCGCATAATAATGTTATATCGTTAGCTAGTTTTGACAAACTAGATAATAATACGGTTATATTTAATGTTAATATCTGACCCCCCTATAACGTATTATGCTAGCGGGGTATTAGATAAATATTTTAAAGAAATTAGCGATGCATCATTTATTAATAGGGCTTATATTATAAATTTAACAGCTATGTATAACTATGTACATATACTATTAAAGTCTACGCAAAATAATATTACCGATCATTATGTATATAAACTATTTCAAGTTATTATGGAGATATATGTATCTAGTTATTTACATATTGATAATTACGATCGCGTAGATAATAGTATATATCTTGATGATGTGCGCGAGCAGATTATTAATGAGTTAGAGATGTTACCTGATGCTACTGTTAGTGTTATTAATAACCCCAATAGAGATACTATAATATCAGCAATATCTTCAGCTATTGCTATTTGCGAGAAATGTAGAATAGCTCCGCCATTACAACATAACATTATTAGAGTGCCATTATTATGGAGCAAATCTTCTAGTCAGGTGCTGCTACATATGTCAGATATTCTAGTTTCGGATGACACTCCTCCCGATCCACCATATCGGTACTAAATTTAATAAGGAATAACTAAATGACTGATCCTAAAATTATAATATTAACCATACACCCTGAATTACTAGCCATTGGTAATTCTAAAGATAAGTATCCTACTATTGTGAGTTGCAAAATGTTCTTAGGGTGTTGCTATCAATATATTTTGAGATTATGCGTATGCAGGCGTAATGATCTAAAAGAGCCCGAGATATATGAATATATACCAATGCTAAAAACTATGCCCGGGTACATAATACCAGGCATTATCGAAGTGCTAGATTGGGAAGTCAGCATTGTGTTAACCCAGTTAAGTATAACAGGTATAGATAACCCCCATATAGAATCAGTCGATCGACATGTTGTAGCTATATCTAATACTAATTTATATAGTAAATATTCTGTAGGCGAGACTTGGGAAAAGTAATGTATTGTAGTGATTACAATAAAATTAATTAAGGAGAATATATAGTGTTTACTATAAATAAAACATATGATTTTGTTACTCTCGCACCAGCTATTTTAGGGGCTAACTATACCAATATGAAGGTAAAGGGTATAGTAACTTTAGAAGAGGCTATTAAACATGCTGATGTTGTAACTATGCATGAGTCCGTTATACCGGTTATCCCGGGTCTACCGCCCACAGTTAATGATCTAATATTTATTATCTTTGTAGACGCTAATGGCCATGAGTTAGTGCTAGCTGATAGCTATATAGACGCAACTAGTATTGTAGCCACTACCGTCATTAACTTAGATATTAAGATATCTGGTGTTGATAGCGCCATGGAGAGCATTCTTAACCTTAGACTTCGTGAATTAGGCATAGCTAATTTCACCATAACCAGATTTTAAATATATAGATAAGAAGTGTGGATACCCACACTTCTTATCTTTTTTGTCATGTTCTAGATACATGAATAAATAATTATAGGAGTTCTGATGGAGTATTTTAAACGTAACATAGATGAATACAAAACATCTATGGACCCTGTTAAAAATTACATGTCGCAAGGTGTTAAGTTTATAAAAACATATTCTGGTGTAGATACACAAAAAGCTGTTAACATACTTAAAAGAATAATAAAAACTAAAAAACCTAATAACCCAATAGTTGAGTATAAGGAACGGTTGGATAATGGCGATACTGTTATGACCACCACTCATCTTACAGATTACATTAAGGATGCTATTAATAATAAAGAGATTATAGTGCCATCGTTAACAGTATATGATCACCCTAGTAAGAAGAAGTCGTTACATGCTAGCTTCTTAGCTGGTAATATTAAACGACGTAGTAAACATAAGGCTCTGGCATTTGAAGCATACCAAAATGGCGATATGGGTAAATATATACATAATGACGTATTACAAAAGGTTATGAAGATTTTTAATAATAGTCTTAGTGGAGCTTATGCCAGTAAAAGTACTGTACTATATAATCCATCTCAACACTATACATTAACTAGCATGACTAGATCTGTAGCTTCTATAGGTAATGCTGTAAGTGAGAGTGTTCTTAGCGGAAATAAATGTTTCTACACGCCAGATGCCGTTATGAATTATATAACAGCAGTTATAGACACATTAGATATGAATAAAGTAGCGTCTACTATAATTAGATATGATTTATCATATCCTACTGTTGATAATGTTATGGATATGATATTATATAGTAGTCGTAGATACTGGAAAGATATTGCTAACGAAGATAAAATAAAACAATATATTAAAAAGCTGGATAAGTACCAACGTGCGGCTGTTATGTACGTTAATGATCTATATCATCTTAAAGAATATAATAATGAGTTAATTAAGAGTTTTATCGGTGACTTAGCTAAAAGAGTTACGTCCCCTATTGAAGCCCCGCTTAAAATATTAGGTCGCGATATAGAAGGTGTTAATAACTTAGTGCACCATATATGTATGGAAGACATTAAGGGTCTCAAAGTTGATTATTCTAAATTAATTAAATCTGACCCTGATATACTAAATATATTAGCTGCTACAGCTAATAATATATATAATGTTCTTAATAAATATAGATTACTAATTAAGACGTTTTTCACTACCGACATACTACCTATTGATATTGCCAACATAAAGGAGTGTCATAGAGATGTTATCGTACTATCAGATACCGATAGTACATGTGGTAGTTACGATATATGGGTAGAGTGGTATTTTGGTAATAAACGGTTTAGTCCGGAAGCAGTAGGGCTTAGCGCGGCTGTTATGACAATAAATACTCAGGTGGTAGACCATAATATAAGGGTATTTTCTAAAAATATGAATATAGATAATAGTATGGTTGATCTGTTAAAAATGAAAAATGAATTCTTGTGGGGTGAGTTCGCTACAGCTAACGTATCTAAACACTATTATGCTAGTACTCTTATTAGAGAAGGTAACGTATTTAGAGACCCTGTTTTAGAACTAA